AGCGACCATAGAGTTAACTGTTTGGTTTGTAGCATCATATTCTGGACCATATTCTTTCACAACTTGTGAAAAGTTTTGCATTTCAATTGGAGCAAAGAAATGGTCAGATAATTTTGAAATTTTTGCTGTTACATAATAAGTATCACCAGCAGCAACTTTGGCTTTACCAGCGGTTGTGAAAGTAATTACATTATCCTCTACAGTGTAATCTGTTGTAGGGGTTAATTTAATACGCTGTGTGCCATATGCTTCTTGATACGGGCTGATGCACTCAACACTTGTGACTTCATCAGCGGTAAAATCGGTTAGAGTATCAGTATCACCAGTACCACGAATCACAATAATGTCTCTTTTTAAGAGTGATGTGAATGAAGTGCTTACTAACCCAGCGATTCTAAATTGGGGAGATATAATACCTAAGTCCGCATTTAAGATTTCTTTTACACGAACACCAGGCATACGTCCCAATTCTGCATTTGTAGCCATATTATAGTATTCTCCTTAAAATAACCTAAAAGATTGGTTCTTCTTCTGCAACCGTCACCTCATCAACATTAATACTTGTGATTAGAGGTATATTTTGAATTACTTGCTTCCACTCTGTTTGTACAGTTAAATTTAATGTATCAAAGTAGATTAAGTCATTCGCCAGTAATTCGGTTCTGCCAGAGCCATAACTCATTCCAGTTATATTTACTCTAAATTTTTTCAAGTAGTCAGAGCCGATAGTTCTGTATAGCATTACAATTAAATCCAATAAATCCCGTCTTTCTGCCGTGGACTCACTGGCTACACTGATTGAGAAACCAGTAGTAAATGTCCCTGCCATAGAATATCCTATCTTTTTCTTGCTCGTCTTATCATAAAGAGGAGTATATAACTCTCGACCTATCAGTTTATTCATTAGGTCCTGACTCCTATTCATTGTAGACACGACTACCAAAGGATACGATACCTGTCTTCTTGGAAACTCACCCTCGACTTGAATATTGGTTGCAATAATATCCTGGTCGTAGATTGGGTTTTGTGTATTCATCGGTTTCATCGTCTTAAAATATTGGCGCAAGAATGTGATATTGGTGTCCTGTATAAATGAGGTCAGACCAATTTTACTTGTAGCAAAAGTTGCTACTTCCTTATTAAAAACCTCACTTTCTCTTGCCATATTCTAGTACAATGGCCCTGGTACTTCTAATGAATACACGAAGTCTTTGGGCATCTTTTCTTTAACTGTAAAATCTTGATGGGTTATAACACCACCACGAATAATTGATGGTGTTACATCTAATATTTCGTAACGTCTACCATCATTTGTTACGATAATGTCTCTATTTGCTAAAATTGGTGTCCATACTGTCCAAGAACGTGCTACATATTCTACTTGTAGTCCGTGGTTGTACTGTGTTAATTTTCTTTCAGAACCTACTAGTCTAACTAATATCTTAACTGGGTCATAATAACCAGTCTGGGTAAGTCCTGTACCGTGGCAAATAGGACAATTTTTACCGCGTTTACATTGATGAAGAGTGTCCAACCAATATGGGCATCTCTCCCCCTCTGCTCTCTGCTTAAAGTACCACACCCATTGCCCATCTCTTTGTAGTACATTTAAGTCACGGTTTCTAATTTCTAAAAAATACTCTGTATCATCTTCTGTTGGTAAATCAGATGAAGAACAATATGAGTACTGCTTTCCATCTCCAACTTGATAACTACCAAATGGTGGGTTATTCAATAATGTTGACTCTTGGTCCGATATAGGGTCTGAAATATATCCTTCTGACCCATCTGCCCTAACTGCGGACATTCTGTAATACCACCCACGCCAAGTATTTACAGTTAAGTCTTCTAAGTCTGAAAAATCGTTTGAAGATATGATTCCTACTTTATCATCCACGTACTCAGTTGTTGTACCTGGAACTGTAGTTAAAAGTTTAAAATCACCGTATGGAATATAGGACCGATAAATATTGTAATTTTCGGCCTTATTTACCGCTTTCCACGTTAATTTTCTAGCCGTCCCATAGGTGCTTGTTCTATTTAATAAATTCTGAACTTTGAACTTTGGGTACGGCAATTTATATGCCATACGCTTACCCTCTATAAAATCTGTACTTCGTTATCAGCCAGTTCAAAATTATCTAATGGATATGTTAGTTCAGAGCCATCATACCCCTCAATTACATCTGACGCTTGTACTGGCAAATTAGCATCAAAGTCTATGGTATATTTTCCGTCTTTTACTCCACCGATTACACCAATATAACCTTTGGGAAGAACAACCTGTGAAATATGATAGAGATTATAATTGGTTTTAATTAAGATGTTTGACGCAACTACAATGTTAGATTTAACACAGGCTCTTTTACCAATGTTATCTTCTAAGTTTTTCTCTACCGCTGAAATATTAATACTAGAAACATCAAAACCAAGGGAACTCAATGCTTCTTTCATCTTATTAATGTCTTGTACAGGAGCCTGTTGTTCTTCTTGTTCTAACGATGCTCTGATTTCTTCATCAAACCAATTTGTCATTTAATCTCCATCAAATGGTAATTCTTTTAACTTTTCTTCTATATTGTCCTTATAAGTAATATAGTAAAGTGGTATATTATGTTCTTTACAGTAGTTATATTTGATTTTGTCTCTTAATTGTCTAGTCTCAAAATTTTTATCGCCGTTGATAAACCTAAATTTATTAAAATGTTGCTCGCCTTGATACTCTATAAGAAACTTAACCAAACCATCTTTATTTAATACTGCAAAGTCAAATGGTAATTCTTTCTTGTAAACACAATCCTTGTACTTATATTGTGTAGTGTGAGAAATATTATTTTTATCAAGAAAATATTTTATAGATTTCTCACCCTTAGATTGCTTACATTTTGGGCATCCATTTCCAAATAAATGGTTTGATGGACTCTGCTCAAAAACTCCGTGTATAGGACAAATTATTTTTACCTTTGTAGTAGTTGTTTTATAATCAACTAAAGTATAGTCATAAAAATTATTATGCTTGGTAGTCGCCCTAGATATAAAAACTTCTTTCGTTAATCTACGTGACTTCCCTCGTTTTAATGCACCACACTTTGGACACCCTACTCCCCGTAAATGCATATGTGGGGTTTGATAAAATGGTCCGTGAATTGGGCAGATAATTTTTATTTTTGTTGACTTGTTCACATATTCTGCCGCATCATATAAATATTTATTATTGTGAACAACATTGGCATCTTGAATAAAAGTGTTAAATGTATGTTTCAATGATTTTGATGCCTTATCATACCTGCACTTTTTACACCCAAAACCACGTAGAAGAGTACTTCCCTTTACTCTTATTGTACCGTGCTTTTTACAACGAACCTCAACCGTGGTATTTTGGTTTTTAAATTCTGTTAACCCAGAGAGGTCATATTTATCTGGAAACCGTCGTTCAATTTCTTCTTTGAAAGACTCCAGTGTATAATATTTCTTTACCACTATATTTCCTCTGAAAATATTAATTGTGAGTAGTAAGATTAAACATCAGAGGTATTTAACCGAGGGAGCTGCCCTATGTCCTACTCTATAAATTACAAATTGTAAACTACATAGACCAACTGACACCATATAGTATTCTCATAAAACCACTGATGGTAGCCTGATGTCTTGGTGTTGTTAGCATCTTTGGACCCTGACGAAGAATAATGACTTTTTTACAATTCCACGCCATTTGTTCAAACATCTTTCGAACTGTTTTAATAGGTACTTCTAAATTTTGTACACGATTAAGAGTTAATGATAATCCCTGGTCACTATATGAAAAATCTTTCATCGCCAGAGTCTCTTGTAATGATAGTAATAAGAAAAATTTTAAACCAACTATAATAGCAGAACTCCAGTGTTTTGGAGCATTACACAAAGAATAATAGGTCATTGGGGTTGTGTAATTAATTTCATCTAATACGAGTTGCATTAAACCAACTAAAGTATCATCCTCAAATTTATTATTAAAATACTCGGACATTACGGTACGAGCACGTTCTAATAAATCTGGGATGTCCATTCTCCCGCAACCACACCCGCAACTTCCACTATTTTCTGTGTTTATTTTGTACATTGGCTTTCTTTTTAGTTACAGTCTTTTTAACTGCTTTTTTTACTGTTTTTTTAGGTGCTTGCTGTGCTTTTAAAAGACCAACAATATCATTTAAGGCACCTTTCATACTAGCAACTTCCGTTTCTAGTGTCGTAATACGGTCATCTTTTACTGGTTCTTCTACCACTTCTGGTTCTTCTTCCTCTACCACATCACCAACAATAAAATCGTTGATGTCCATTGGGGCTGGGGCTGACCGTTTAACTACTTTATTTAAGAATCCAAAGTCTTGTTTTGCTTCCTTTTCCTGTCCAGAAATACCCATAGAAGACTCTAATCTATTTGATGCTTGTTCACGAGTTTTTTGTTCATACTCTTCCCGTGTACAAACAAGCACATTTCCTTTCTTCGCTGAACCATATAAAATCCCACCTGAGATACTTGCTTCTACTTCATCACTCTTACATCTACGAGTGGTATTCCAAGAGTGGGGTTCAATTCTAAAAACATTGGTGGTTCCGAAACTTCCACCTACACCTGCTTCAAACGTATTATTATAATGTACATCTGGAACAGATACGGTATAATCTGTGTTATTATAGATAAAGTATTCCATAAATAATTCCTTTCAGTTCAAGTCTATGCTATCAATTAAATACTTCGTAAAATACTTAATTTATACCACAGTGAGCCGAGAGAGGGCTAGAACCCTCTCCCGACTTAAAGGTTTTATTTAACGTGTACGTTGATTTGACCTTTGGCATAGCGGACTGCGAAACCTACGATTTCATAGATTGCGAACAAGTCTTCTAAACCACGTACCCATTTTTGGGTTTCTACTAACACGTCTTGACGAATTGTCATAATACCTACCATTTCTGGGCGGCCTAAGACATAGATTTCGTTATCCGAGATAATAGGAAGGTCTTCAATCACTTCTTTACCGTTGATTACACGAGTTACTGTGTCACCATCTGGTACTGTTACAATGTCTAAGCCCAAGATGTTTTTGCCTAAACCTTTGTTTACGTTTGCTTCAGAGGTTTGAGGTAAGAACAGAGGACCCATTGCTGTAGCACCATTGTAAAGTAATTCCACGTCTACTGCACGGATTGGTGTCATAATCATTTTAGCAGCAGGTACACGGCCTTTTTCGAGTTTGGCTTTGGCTTTCGCTAAGTCTAACAAGGTTACGCGGCCAGTTTCTGTTGTTTGTTGTGCAGCATAGTGTTGCTTTGATGAGAAAGCAATTAAATCAAAGATTCTTTTATCTTCGATTGATTGTAAGGCTGATTTCGCACGTTCTTGTGTGCGGTTAATCATATCAAATTTACGATAGTTTGATTCTACCCATTTGATTGATGCTTGTACACCGATAGGGAAGGTTGGTACAATGAAACGACCTGATTCAATTACTGATAATTGAGGTACACCGTCAGCACTGCATACGCAGGCTTTGGCTGAAATATCAGAATCGTATGTTGCATCCATACCTTGTTGAAGTTTATCGATGGCTAAGCATTGACGACCACGACCTTCGTGTAATAAATCACGAATGATAGGGTTCAACATTACGGCAGCAATTTTTTGCAAGCCGTTTGGAGAAGCATACATTGCGTTTAATGCTGCTTCTTTTTCAATTGTGTTCATTTTAGCAAAGTTTTCCATTTTCAGATTCTCCTAACTCTTATAATTCCACTTTGGCTACTAACACACCGTTTGCATCAGCAGGAGCTACTTCTACAGAAGCGACTACTAACGAGCCTACTGTGTCAGCAGAACCAGCGGTTGTTGTTAAAAGACCATTGGCATTGATGTATAATGCTGTACCTGCTTGTGCACCAATTACGTCATCAGCAAATACTGCACCAGTACCATCGTTCCAAAATTCTGCACGGAAACCTTTGGTTAATACCACAGATTGTCTGTTCAGAGGGGCTTTATATTGATTGAAAGGAATATAAAGGTTGTTTTCAGGTTGAGCGACAGAGGCTTTGTAGCAGAAACCATAAGGTGTTGCTGTGGCCAATGCGTCAGTACCCTTGGACACTTCAATGTGTAACTCACCACCGTATTGTGCATCGGCAGAGGTTACTAATTTTACCACTTGTCCACCCAATACTGCATCGGCTGCTACCATCTGGCCGTTGGCATCGAGTTTTACTAAGTGGCCTTCGTCTAAGTTTACAGGCGAAATTACTTTAATTGCCATATTAGTTTGTTCTCCTTAAATTACATCATCTCGGCGGCTAATGCTTTGATGATACTTTCCTCATTACTTTCGTTGTATGAGGCTTCTATTTTAATCGGTTTAAGCTGTTTTACTTCCGCCTCAACCTTAAAATTTGACAGATAAGATGCTTGTCTATCCAATTCTTCATCGGACATACCCAATAAGTCTTTCACCATAGCATCAGCAGTGCGTTTCATCGCTTCTTCTTTTGCTTTTACAGGTGATGCTTGTTTGAGTAATTCTTCCTGTCTAAATTGTTCATTGCATTTCACCAACCCTGCTTTGATTGACATAGAAACAATGTTCCGTGCTTTAGCAGTTTTGGCTTCTAATGCTTGCTGTAACTTCAATTGGTTAAGTTCTGCTTCTTTGGCTTCTAAGGCTGCTGTTACTTGTTTCAGTTTAGATTCCATAGCCGCATCTACTTTAATATCAGTTTCAGCAGGTGCTTTTTTAGACGCTGATTCAATTGCCCCAGCATCTTCTTTGGAGTTCACCTTGTCCTGTTTTTGTGCTTTACCATCATCAGTTAAAGATTCTGTTACTTTGGAAGCAGTATCGGATACTTTCTTCGCATCTGTTTCTACTTTAACTTTGTTGGTGGCTTTCGCAATTTGAGATTTCTTTTCGTCAGAATCCACTTTCACTTTTTCGTTGAAGTTTGCTGTAATTTCTTTTACGGCACCTTCATTGAGTTCGGCGTGTTTTTCTAATGTACTCATCATCTCGTTGTAAAATTCTTTAGAAGTTAAATAGGCGACTTTTTCCGCTACGCCAGGTAACAAGTTTTTGATGCTCAAGCAAGCAACTTTGTTTGTACCTTTCAAGTGGAATACCCATTTGCTGTCTAAAATATTTGCGGTTTTGAGTAAAGAAACTCTTGTTACATTTGCAAAAGTGGGTTTCACTTCGGCTTCACAATTTGCTTCTTTCTTTTCTTCTTCTTTGGTATCTGCTGCCGCTTCTACTTCTTTCACTTCTTCAGCAGGTTTGGCTTCAGATTCCACTTCTTTTGCTTCTTCCTTCTCTTCTTTTTTGGCTTCTACAGGAATTTCTTCTGTTGTAGGTTCTGCCACTACTTCTTGAGCAGGTTCAGCTTCCGCTTTCTTTTCTTCAGCAGGTTTGTCGTCTTTCTTTTCTTCCTTAGCAGGTTCTTTATCGTCCTTTTTATCTTCTTTAAGAGCGTCTTTCTTTTCTTCTGCTTTAGGAGCGTCCTCTTTTTTGTCGTCTTTCTTTTCGTCCTTTTTATCGTCTTTCTTTTCTTCTTTAGCAGGTGCTTCTTTTTTATCTGTTTTTAAGAAATTAATGACATCTTCAAGGGCTTTGAGGTCCGCATTTTCACCTGCTTTTAAGGCATCTAATAATGCTTTAGCAGCATCTTGTGTTGTCTTAATTTTGTCGGCAGGTGCTTCTGGTTTAACTTCTTCAAATTTCTCTTTTCCGTCTGCCATTGGTGGGACCGCTGGTTTATCTGCCATAGGTTTGTCACCTAAAGGTTTATCACCCATAGGAGCATCAGCCAATGGAGCATCTTTCAGAGGTTTCACTTCTGGGGCAGGAGCAGGAATTTCTGGCTTGGCTTCTGGTTCTTTCACTGGGGCCACAATGGGGTCTGCTACAGGAGCAGCAGGTGCTTTTGTGTCAGTGAATGGTGGGACCATAGCAGCAGTTTTTTCCTGTTTTACTTCTTCTTTCTTTTCTTCTGCTTTCACGTCTTTTACCTCATTTGATTGAGTATTTGAAGATTGTACTTCTTGCAAATCTGGGTTTACTTCGGCTTGTTTGGTTGCCCAATGCCAAAAACCTTTCTCATCTTGAGTAATAATATTTTTATCTTGTAAAGTTTGAATTGCTTCACTTGTTGCTAATTCAAATACTTTATTATCATCACGAACTTTTTTATTAATTACTTCGTTTGTATCACGTAAGTTTGTAATAAATTGGTTCCAGTCGCACTCTACATCATCATTTTTAATTGTAACATCAATCCAGGCTGTAAAATCTGAATTTTTATCTCCAACTAAAACTGATGCATATGTACCATCACCACCATCCATCTCAAGACGAACTGGTTCAAAATTGTCGATAATTTTTTGTGCTTCTTCGGTCGCTGCTGCTTCATCTACATCAGCAGTTTTTTCTACTTGTTCTTCAACAGGTTTAATTTCTTCTGACATTGATTTCTCCTCTTTTTTCAGAGGTTTTTCAACGTCCAACCCCTGTTCTTGGCTGATTGACTCTAATTTTTTTAATGCTTCTGCTTCGCTTTTGGCTTCTACAGAAAGTTTTAATATAGACCCATCAGCCGACAAGTCCATAATTCCTTGTTTTTTATAACCGTCTAAAAGGTTATAAATCATTTCGCAAAGTTTCTCATTACCACAAGGAATACTAAATGAGAACTTTTCTAAAAATTGTTTTTCTTCACCAGCAATTTTTGTTATACCACCTACGAAGTCTGCGAATACTTTTTGCATTTTGGCGTATGGGTCTGCTGGAACACCTACTAATGATAATTCGGTGAAAGATACATCGTGGTTGATTGATGTACATTTCTTACCAGTATCTGGGTCTACTTGCCCTTGATGTTGTAAGTGTACACAAAATTCTTCTGGGGTTGAGCATTTTACACCACAAATTCCACAAGTACAAGAACCTACGGACGCACCCATTGAAACACTATCAATTACCCCACTTGCTACTTTTTTGGCGATGTCTGGGTGTGTTGTTTTATCAACACCACAGAGACATACAACACCATATTTCCCCTCTTCTTCTGTAGCCCCTGGAATTTCAATTAACTTAGCATCAAATACTTTACCTACTGCATTTGCCACTGATTGGGCATTGTGGTCTAAATATAACCCACGACCAATAAATGATTTGTAAGATTTTTTTAATTCATCTAAAGGAAAGATGTCCCCATTAAGATTTGGGACATCAGAGTGTAGAGCAATTGTCTGGAAATAGGTAAAGTTGTCGTTCTTTTCAGCCACGACATTATCTAATTCTTTAGAAGCAGTTTTATACAACCCTTGATTTGGTTGTAAAATCTGTAAAGTTGAACCTAATTTTAAAAATGCCATTTTAGTTAATTACCATCCATTTGCATCTACAAACACACAATCATCTGGGTCTGTAGATTTCCACACTTTTAAATAACACTGACACCCAACGTGAGAGTGTGAAAAGATTGGGGCATCAAAAGGAATTTTTGCATTACTTTTATCAAATTTTGTACCTTTTTGATTGTTATGATAATGCACTTCACGTTGTCTATCTCTCGCTATACCCTCATACATATCTCTGTATGTATCTGGGAAGTTTGGTTGGTCTTTATAAATTTCATATAGATAGTCAAGTTGGTCTTCATCACTTAATGTAGCATCCACGATTGATTGTGGAATTGGGTCTGTTTGATTTACTTTTAAAAATCTATTTACAAACCTATATGATGAAAGACCATCTTCCGCTATACTATCTATTACTTCCTGTGGTAAATCCTGAAAGTTATGTTGTTGTGCATACTTTAATGCTCTTCCAGGACTGGTTAATAATTCCTGCCACTCATCAATTGAATAGTCTTCTTTCGATAATGCAGCAGTTTTTTGAATACCACCTAAATAGTCTGCGTTAACATTTATAAAGGCTTCCAAAGACCACGTTGTTTGGTTTGAATCATAACGCTGACAGATTTCATTTTCTGCTTTATCTCTGTCACTTCCAATCCAGGTCACTCTATCATACCCCTCATTTAAGAGCATTATCAGAGTGTCCAAACTCATATCTTGTGGTTTAACAGTTTTTCGGTCACCACTATTTTCATTTCCAACAGCAGTAACATTTAAACCATTTAGCCAATGTTTAGTTGTGGGTATCATCTTTCTTACTCCGTAAAGAGTTCATCACTTCTTCGGTGGGAGTAACTTCGAATCCATCGGCCTTTTCAAATAAGGTATTTAATAGTTCTACTTTTTCAAAGAACTCTTTTTTAATAGTAATGCAGAATTGGCGGTGTGCTCTTTCACTCATTTCTGAAATACGAGTTAAATCAATTACACTGCCTAAAAGTTCTTTCAACACTACTTGCTTAATCGCAGAACTTAAATTTACCTTATTAGCCATATTTACCCTTACACCTAATATAAAAGTGTATACCAATTTCAAAACTTATTTGGCTTGTTTTTTACCTTTTTTTGCTTTTGGGGCTTCTTTTACTTCTTCTTTAACTTCAGCCTCTTTATTAAATTCTTCTGCTTGTTTAGGTGTTACTACTTCAATTTTTTTAACTGAACCTGTAATTTTAAACATATTATTCTCCTTCTGGTCCTGCGTTCGTATCAGGGGCTTCTGGTCCTTCACCACCCTCTGGTGCTTTATCTTCACCACCAGGAGCATCTGGACCTGCTGGGCCTTCACCCTCGTCCTTTACACCACCTTCCAATGGGGGTGGTAAGTTTTCGGCTGGTTTAGAGCCATCACTTGGAGTTGGATTCTTACCCTTATTTGCGTCATTATTCTTCAAATCTGCGCGTTGTGCTTTACTTCCTAATCTATCTGTACCTTTATCAAATACTGTTAATTTTTCTTCTTCCAGTCTTTGTTTTTCAAGGTTAATATCTAATTTGCCAGGGAAGTATTCATATAATGTAGTAGTGGAAACCAAACCTTTATCCCACAATTTGAGGATATTGTTAAATTTCTCTACATCTTGTTCTGGGTTTAAACTTTCTTCCCAATCGATGTCTGGTACTACATAGTCACCATACTCATCTTTAACATCATTGGCTTTAGCAATTGGAAGAATAATATACCGTTTAATAAAGGCTTCCAATTTCAAGCGCATCATTTTATACATCTTAATCAATTTGAATAATGATGTCTGTTTACTTGATGAGAAAGAGGGACCTTGACCTAAAATTAAATTCTTATTTACACCCAATGCTACGAAGATACAGTTCTCAACATATCCTAAATCTTCATAGACTGACAATAATTTACCATTCACACCTACTGCTTCATATTTAATGTAAGGTGGAACGAAAATTGAAAATGGGGGTTGCATTGTGGCTTCTCTAATTGCTTCACGGACATTAGCAATCATACCATCATCTGGAATAATTGATGTATTTGGGTCGCCTGTATATTCACCAATTGACCAAATTTCCATTGGCAAGTGAAGTCTGTCGGCGATAGCAATTTGAGCAAGTCTAATCTTATCAGAATAGATAAGTGTTTTGAAAAGTGATTGAATAATTGGAGTACCACGAGTAGCACCTGGGTCTGTTTTACGAGCAAGCATAAATACTTTGGCTGGAGAATATTTTTTACCAGTTAAGTAGTTTGCTTCTGTTCCAGTTGCGTCTAATGGAATCTTTTGGTTTTCTTGTACACACCGAATATATTCTACTGGAATATCACTTCTACCCTGTTTTAACCCCTCGGCGAGCATCTGTTTCAATTCTCTTGTAGGAATAATTGACATCTCTACTTCACCAGACATCGGGTCTTCTTTATATTCAATTAAAGATGGGTCAATTAATGAGAAACTATTCCAGGTTCCTTTGGCTTCGTTAAAATCACCCCATACCACTGCTTCACCAAGTTTCCAGTATGAGAGCATTACTTGTTCCAAGAAATCAATCCAACTGAACTCTTTATTATCAAAAAGTTTTCTATTAAAAAATGCTTCAGTTTCTTTGTCTTTATATTTTAATCTGAAGTTGCACACTGGATATTGAGCGTGCATTGTTAAAATCGAGTTAATGTACGGGTCTAAGTTAAAGAATAAACGACACCATCTTAAAATCTCGGCTCTGGAACGAGGCAGTAACCAAGTATCAGGTGTTAATTCTGGTGTGTAAAAATTAGGAATCGTGGACTCTGTATCGTAAAAAGCTTCTTTACCAAAACCAGTTCCACTTAAAATATTATTATGTTTTGTAATAAATGTAGGGTTAGCAAACTTACTAAATTTTTTACTAATAGGTGTACTCTTTTTACCCGTAATTAAATTCTTAGGCATTAGTCATCCTCGTTCAAATCTTCATATTCTCTGAAAGCAATTAATCTGTCGTTTAAATTACTGTGTGTATTTTCCAAACACTCAATTGCGTTCGCTAAATCTTGCATTTCTTCGGTAAAAATGCCACAGGCACGCAACTCTTCTAGGCAGTTCATTGTTGCTTGTGTTCTTCTTCTAAAACTGGTTGAACAGTTCTTACTACGTGTTTAATGTGTGATATAGTGCTCATCTCATCCACCCTGAACTTATCGGTTTACCTAACGAACTTCTTGCCTGTGCCGTTGTAGAACCGAATTTTGGCATTACAAATTTAAAATTTTTTGTAAATAAACCAACCCTCTTTTTGTCTTCATCACACTTGTCACAAGCCCAGACAAAGAGGGCCGCCGCATTTACACAATCATCGTGATAACCACCGCCTTTTGGTGCGGAAATGTCATCATTAATACCTACTGCTTTCTTTCTTCTTTCCACAGCACCCCACTCAATTAAATGCTTATTGAGAAGTTGTGCTTCATTGGTTGTTATCTTTCCATCTTCGTCTAATAACGACTTCAATGAAGGATATTTTACCCTATCGTGTCTTAACTCATACACGAACTGGTCGAAGATTGAGTTCTTATAATTTTTACCAGACACTGGGTCTGTTTTCTTATAAGCGATACCTGCTATTGGTATCTTTTTACTTAAAAACTGGTCGACAATTGCTGTTCCCATTGTCGAATAGTCAGCACACCCAAACTGGCAAGGAAACACATCTGTAATGATGTGCATAATTTCTTCTGCTTGAACTGTTAAGTCACCCTGCCATTGGTAAAGAGCCACAATTTGCTTCTGGTGTTCTGGTGTAATACGACCAATAACTAGTTCAGTAAAGTCACGGTCGTTCCCCTCTTTAACTAGTGAGCCTCCTGCACAATCTAGACCAAAATAATATTTCTCGTCTGGAAGCCCACGATACAGATAATCGTGAAATCCCTCTAATTTATCCTGGTCTTCCCCTGTTAATAGACCTGAAATTGAGTCTACCCACTCCATCTCATACTGTGTTTTAAAATCTTCTTCGGACATACCTACGGAAGACTCATAGTGAACTTCTGGGTTATTTGGCCATCTTTTCATTTTCATTGAAAGTGGCATCTTTTCTACAATATCATTAGGATATTTAACCCCATTAATCTCAATTAAATCATTTGGATTATAAATGTTTTGACATTTATACCAAGGGTAATTTAACCAAGTCCACTTTGGTGACTTTGCTGATTGTCTGAAGTGATTATCATACAAAGTAATACCAATTTTGATGTTTTTTGGGTTTTTAGAATCAGAGTTCATTGGAGAGATACGTAAGTTATAAAACTGCGTAGAAATTTGGTGGCTTTCGTCCAGCACTATCATATCGCAGTTTTTTGATTTAACCCCACCCGCAACATAATTATGGTAGTCTTTAACTTCAAAATTAAATACTGGCTCTTTGTGGTCTAGTTTTTTAACACTAATAACCCTTGCTTCTGTTATTTCCATAATAGACCACCTGCTTCTTCAAAGAACTCATTCAAATCTTGCTTATAACTCACTTCCAAAAGACATATATCATTATTATGACAATAATCCCTTTTAATCTGGTCGCGTCTTTGTTGGTCTTTCAAATCAAATTCTGTTTTTCCCCAAAAGTCAACTACCTTAAAATGTTGTTGACCTTGATATTCTATTAAACATCTAATAGAACCATCACAATTAAATAATGCAAAATCAAATGGAAGTTTAGTTTTATCTACACAATCTTCAAATGTATACTCGGTTGTGTAATTAATACCAGTTGAGTCTAAAAACTGTTTAATTTTTCTCTCACCCTTTGACTGATTGCATTTCCTACAACCTAAACCCCACCTGTGATTTTTTGCCTTTTGTTCAAATATACCGTGTTCTGGGCATATTATTTTAATTCTAGTATCTAACCCTTTCCACACGCCATCAGTAATTAAAGAGTAGTCATACTTACCATCAAATTGTTTCGTACAAAGTTCTTTAAACTTAGTAAGATTAAATTGTGGATTGATATGATTCTCTTTCTTGGTTAATTTAGATTTTTTAACACCTGAAAGTAGTCCACATTTTGGGCATCCATACCCGCTTAAATGTGAGTCTGGTGTTTGCCAAAAAGGTCCGTGAATTGGACACACTATCTCCACTTTTTCTTTTGCTGTAGTATAATTTACAAATGAATAATTATACTTATCACCGTTAATTAATTTAGCCTTACTAATAAAAAGTTTAGTATTACCAGTTCTTTGTAATACCTGTTTTTCAACTCCGCAAAATTTGCATCCGTATTTTAAATGATTATGTGGAGTCTGTTCAAAAATACCGTGCTTTTTACAAATAATTTTAATTTTTGTATCCATCCCAGAATAATTAACCAAAGAATAGTCATATAAATCACCATACTTTTTTACAAAACGATTTATAATTTCGTCTTTAGTTAATCTTCTCATACCACACCAATTAAAATATCTGTATCTGTCAAATCTTTTGCTTCAACAATTCCACGGTTTTTTGTATAAAACCTGTGACTTCCAGTACATCTTACAACTTTCTTACTACCATTTAATTCATATATAACTTCATATAAATCTTCATCTGGTAATCTGACTTCGGTGGCGACAACTTCTCCAGAAACAAGGTCTCCACTATCATTAAAACTAATAACCTTGTCCCCCTCTTTAATGTCCATTATAGGCTTTTGTGTACCATCATCTAACAAAATGAGTGTTTCGCCAGTAAAGCAGTGATAACCTTCGATTTGGGTATTATCATTAGCACCCAAACATCTTATCCACGAACCATTTTTGAATCTAAACTCTTTCTGTTTACAAACGTCCCAATCTACCTCTGCCGATAGAATTGCGTT